GTCGCCCGCAGGCCGCGGAGCCGCGACCGCACCGTCAGGTCGGCGCAGTCGCCGGTCGGGTTGAGCCCCTGGCCCTCGACCGCCGCCATCGCCTTGTTCACCGAGTCGATGGCGTCGAGCCCGGCGTTGACGGACTGGGTGGACGCGGCGGTGTTCATGATGCCGCCAGCGGGGAAGCTGGCGGGCGGGTTCAGGCCGAAGATCACGGCGGCGTCGAGCGCCTGGCCGATGGCCTGGGCGAGCAGCGGGCGGCAGTAGCCCCACAGGTTGATCGACGTGTCCTCGATCATCTTGTCCGGGATGGCGATCACCGCCGCCACTTCCTCGGCGGTCAGCGTCGCGGGCTGGAGCCCGACGTTGGTGTACGGCTTCCGGCCGGTCCCGGCTGCGGTGACCCACGAGGCGGTCGGCAGGGTCTTGGGGACGGGCATCTGCGACACCCCGGTCCCCATCGGGACCTTGTTGCACAGTTGCAGGGCGGCCGAAGCCCTCAGCGCCTCCTGCAAGATTTGGGAACTGACCTCGGGCGGGATTACCCCGCTGAAATCGCCAAGAGCCACGGCGGGCCTCCGGTGCGCGAGCAGGTGTGTGGACACACCGCTTTCTGCGCTACCGGCCTGGTCGCCGCATCCCGCCGCGCGACCGGCCCGGCCTCAGCATCCCGCCTCGTCAGGCGCCCGGATTCGGTGACCGGCTGCCGCCCGCATCCCGCCGCGACGGCATCGAGCACAGCGTAACGCGATTCGCGTAACGTGACACCTGTCGCGCTCGCGGCCGGGACAGGCGGGGCGGAGGGATCGTGCGCCAGTTCCGGCGCTCAGGCCGGTGGCTCCCCACCCGGCCGAGAATGGATCAGCGGGGCAGGTGGTTGGACTGTCAGCCCGGCCGCGAGCGCTTCTCAGCCGAGCGACGCCCGAGGGTGGCCTTGCAGCGCGGTGCGGAGGAAATCGGTGTCAGCCGGGGCGCCGCCGCGCGGCCCGGCCGGGACGGTGCCGGGGTTCGGCGCTGGCGCGGCGGCGGCGGCCAGGCGGTCCACCAGCCGCGCCAGGCCGCGCTTGTCCACCTCGCCGTCGTCGTTGACGAACCGGCCGAGGTTCAGGTCCTCGTCCTCCAGCATCTTCGACGGGTCGGCCAGCTTCCCAGCGGCCAGCGCCCGGAACTCGGCCGCCGCGACCTTGATCCCGGCCGCGCGGGCGGCTTCCTTCCGGCCGGCGTCTTTGGCCTCCGCGACCGCCCGCTCCTGGTCGTTCATGCCCTGCCGCTTCAACTCGTCTATCTGCTTCTGGAGCGCTTCCCGTGCCCGCCGCTCGCTGGCGAGCGCGGCGCGGAGCTCGTCGGCCGGGTCGGCAGGCTTGGCGGGCGGCGCGGGCGGCGCAGGCGCGGGCTGGCCGCCAGCCGGGGCAGGTTCGGGCGAGGGCGCGGGCGGCGGTGATCCCGGCGCGGGCAGGCCCGGAGCCGGGCCGGGTGCCGTAGGCGGCGCCGGGAGCGGCGGCGCGGGTTGCGGTGGCGAGCCCATTTATGCGGCCTCCTGCCCTTGGTCGGCCGGGACCGGCGCGGCCGGTGCCGGTGCGACGATCACTGGGGCTGGCGGCGGCGGCTCGGCGGCCTTCATCGCCTTCCAGTCCTCGATCTGCTGCGGCGTCGCCCCGTACAGCGCCCACAGCGCCTCTTGCGGGACGCCGATCGTGGCGAGCTTGGTCAGGGCGTCGGCCTGCTGAGCCTGGCTCCTGGTCTCGAAGTCGTGCCAGATGACCTCGGCGTCCACCATCGCCGCGCCGGGGTCACCGACCAGGGCGAGGGCGTGCCGCATCACGTCGCAGTGCGTCTCCCCGATGAACTCCGCGCGGTCGGTCACCTTGCAGATCAGCCCGGCCTCAGCCGCCTTGATCGCGTCCGCCGACAGGTTGACCATCTTGGCGGTCGGGAAGTAGTAGGCGGGTGTCTGGCTGATGCTGGCCAGCGCCTCGATGTCCTGCTGCACCGACGCCAGGTAGCCGCTCAAAGGGTCGCCGGGGAACACGCCGAACTTGCCGCCCGGGTCCTCGTTGGTGAGCAGCCGGTTGGCGCCGATGTCGAACGGCTTGACCGCCACGGTGCTCTCGGTGCCGTCGTCGGACGTGATGATCTGCCGCGCGAGCTTGATCCCGGTCGCCCAAATCTGCCGCCACGCCCCGAAGTCGGCGGCCACGCACCTGTTGAACAGGGTCGTGTGAACCCGGTCCTGGATCGGTATCACCGGGTCAAGCTCGCTCGCGCCCGGCCCGGTGGTGCGCGGCTGCGGCACGTACTCGAACAGCCCGACCTCACCGGCCGGGTTGTCGGCCAGGACCGGCCCGGTGGCGTCCGGCAGCCACGTCGCGATCACGTCGCCGGTCATCAGAACCTCGGTGACCTTCTGGCTGACCGGCTCGGTGAACCGCTTGTACCCGGCGAGGCGTTCCCGCCGCGACCCCGGCTCGTAGTAGATCGTGCATTCCAGCGGCGATTCGGCGGTGATCGAAACGCCGGTCGGGTTCCGGTCGGACGGCTGGACCAGGACGTAGCCGCCCCCGGTGACCAGGGCGTCGCGCTGGACCATCTTGTGGTCGGCGTTCATGTGGCTGGCCTGCCAGATCGACCAGGCGGTGTCGCTGGAGTCCCCGAACCGGAAGCCGGTCACGGCCAGCCGCTCGGCCACCGCGTTGACCACGAGGAAGCACCAGTTCTCCGCGGACTCGTCCAGGAACTTGCGGAACGTGCGCCGTTCCTCGGTGTCGAGCAGGGCGATGATCCCGGCGCCGCCCTCGTAGTAGGCGAGGTAGACCTCGGCGCGCGGAACCTGCCAGTCCAGTTGCGTCGCGCACACCGACCGCAGATCGTCAAGCTCGGACATGGGCCGCCTCCCGTGAATGTGCCCTGGCGAGCCGCTCCATGCGAATCTGCCGCTGTTTCAGCCCGGCCGGGGTATGCCACACACCCCGGTCGCTCGCGGCGAGCCCCAGCGCGGCGGGGGAGCGGCACACGATCATGCGCTCACGCGGCCGGGCATAGTCCACGTCCTGATGCGCCACGAACAGCGACAGGTGCGAGAACGTCTGATGGCAGGCCGCACAATGGCACTCGGCTCCGGTCGGCCGAGCGCAGCACTCCATGAGCGGCATCGTAGGTCACCACCCGGCCGCGATGTAATCCTCGGCCTCCGCGATCCGCCGCAGCGCCCGGTCCAGGCCCATCGTCGCCGCGACCAGCCCGTCTATCTTCTCGGCCGACTTCTGCTTGTCCAGCTTCACGTTCCCGTTGCCGTCGATGCGGGTGACCGCGTTGCCCGCCTGCCAGCGCATGATCCCGGCGCCGCCGTGCCAGAGCAGCCCGGCCGCGATCAGCCGCAGGAGCTCGGCGGTCGCGGCGGACATGGCCCGCGCGGACTGGCCCATCGGCAGCATGACCCACCCGTCGTCGGCCAGTTCGGCGGCAAGCTGGACCGCGTTCCACGGGTCGAACGCCACTTCACGAATGCGGTAGGCGTCCCGGTCGGCTTCCAGCGCGGCGCGGATCGCCTCGTAGTCGGTGACCACGCTGTCGGTCAGCGTAAGCTCGCCCCGCGCCACCCACACCGACGCCTGCCCGCCCGTGCGCCGGTCCAGGTCCGCGAGCCGCCCGGCCGGGGCGAAGTGCCGCCAGAGCACCCGGTAGCCGCCGCCGTCCGCCTCCAGCGGCGGGAACACCAGGGCGAGTGCGGCGAGGTCTTGCGTGGTGGCCATGTCCAGCCCGGCGTAGACCTCGCGCCCCGCCAGGCCGCCAGCGGGCGGCCCGGCCGAGGCGTCCCACGCGGCCAGGTCGATCGCGCGGCCGAGCTTCGACACCGGCTGGTTGAGCCGGTACTGCCGGAAGCTGCGCTCGGCGGCCGGGTTCTTCTGCGCCGTCCGGCATTCCGACGCCAGCGTGCGGTACTCCAGGAAGTCACCGAGCGCCGGGTTGGCCTGCTTCCACGTCTGCGGCTTCGTCCAGTCGGCGCCGTCCTCGGAGCGGTACATCACCACCAGCCGGTCCGGCTCCAGCGACGGGTCCTCGGCCACCCGCTCCGACCACTCGCGCTCGGAGGCGGCGAACCCGCTGGGGTCGTTCTCGGCCGTGGTGACCAGCAGGAGCAACGGCTGAGCCCGCGCGCCCATCCCGGTGCGCACCGCGTCGAACAACTCCCTGTCGCGCTGGGTGAGCAGTTCGTCAATGTAGGCGCCGGACGGGTTCTCCCCGAGGTTGCCCTCCGCGTCGCCCGGCATCACCTGGTAGAAGCTGCCGGTCTGCTCGTCCACGATCCGGCTCACGCCGCGGATCACCTGGAGCCGCGCCCGCAGCACCGGCGAGTTGAGGACCATCCGCTGGGCGACGTGGTAGACCAGGCCGGCCTGGCCGCTGTCGAGCGCCATCCCGTACAACTCGGCACCGGCCTCGCCATCGGCGCAGAGCAGGTACAGGATGCACCCGGCCACGAGTTCGGTCTTGCCGTTCTTGCGCCCGATCGACAGGTAGAGGATGCGGTAGCGCCGGACGTACCGCTTCCGCCAGTCGTCCCACACGACCTCCCCGAACAGCGGCGACAGGATGCGGTTCCACTGGAAGGCGGCCGGGATGAACGGCTTGCGGTTGTAGTCGCCCTTGGTGTGGGTCAGCAGTTCGGTAAAGAACGCCCGGACGTGCCTGGCCCGCATCGCGCACCAGTGATCGCCCCGCTTCCGGCACCGCCGCGCGTCGAACGCGAAGCCGCACGGCGGCGGCCCGTCACCGGCCACGGCCACGGCGACCGCGCTCCCATGCCACGCCCGCGAGGCCGCCGAGCAGATACCAGCCCGCCACCCACAGGTCGGCCGGGTGCGCGCAGAGGTCGGCCAGCGTGACCGCGATCACCGCGACGGTCGCGCCGCCGAGGGCGGCCAGCCAGAACAGCCGCGCCGCATCCCGCCTACCCGAACCCGCCACCTGTCAGCAGCCTTTCCCCGTGCGACGGCCCGGCCTCGCCGCCGTGCAGCGCCGACCGCGCGCTCGGCGTCAGCCCGAACTCGCGCGCCAGCACCCGCAGTTCCGCCGTGGTGTCCCTGATCTGCGACCACAGCGGGTTCTTGACCAGCACCGTTTCTTCCTCGCCGTCCTCACCCCGCCCGCCTTTGCGCTTGAACACAGGCGGCGACCCGGCCGCCATCTTCACGAGCCGCTGCCACCGGGCGAACGTCTCGCAGTACGCGGCGAGCATGTCCACATCGACCACGGTCAGGATGCCCATGAAGTCCAGCGACGGCGCGAGTTCCGCCCACTTCCGCTGGGCGCCCTGGCTGAGGTAGGGCGGCATCTTGACCGGCAGGTCGGGCGGCTCGGGCTCGTCGCGGTTGACCCGCTCGGGGTGATCGCCATGCAAGACGCGGAGCTTGGTCGGCTTCGCCGGGAACCCTCGTTGTCCCATCACTGCCTCACATCAGGGGGAGAGCCAGGCGCGGGAGGCCCCGCGCTGCGGAGAGCCCGCGCGAACAAGGAATGGCCGGAATGGCCCGAACGGCGGCACGGCCAATGCAATGACCTCTTTTGGCGAGGCGACCGCGCGGACGCCCCCCGGACCGGCCTCGGGGGGTGGCGGGGGCTCCCCGAGCCACCGCCTGCCGACAGGCGTCAGAAGCCGCACGTCTGGTGACCCAACAAACGCCGATTCGGGGCGGGGCGTTCGCACACTCGTTCGCGTGACGCGGGTCATAGCGAGCGCGAGTGCGAAATAGGCCGCTGACCTGCGGGAATGCTCGGGAGTTCAGCCGAGGGTGGGGACATGGGAGGCGACGCCGAGCGCTCTGCGTGCGTCCCACGAGCGAACAGGA